TTACAATGCTGGCAGCGGCATAGGCGCAAGTATCTACAGCGTCAGCGGCGACCACTTAAATGTAGGCGGCGGTCTTCTTGTCGTAGCGAACAACGGAGACACCACGCTGACTGGGTTGCTTATTGCCAAAGCAGTAACAGTCACCCCGAACACTGTAGCCGCGCTCACTGGTGGTGAAGGCACAATCTCTTACGTCAATGACGCAGACACTCCAGTAATCGGTTCAGCCGTTGTCGGTGGTGGCTCAGCAAAATGCCTTGTCTGCTACAACGGAACAGATCACATTGTCACCACTCTCCTCTAAAATTCTCACCCATAACTAACTACTATTATGCCATTACAACCAGTCGCCGTAACCACAGATGAACTCGCCAAAAACGTAGCTCGTCAAATCCTCCAGCAAATAAAATCCATCAAGGACAACGTAGCTAAGCTCCGTGCCGAAGGCGTTCCAGCCCGTCCTGCGGTTGCTGCTCGCACCCTCGAAGATGGTCGCGTGATCCCTGCATCCCCTGCCGTTCCGGCTATCCCTGCTGCCGCTATTGATGCAGCACTTGGAAAAGAGAACTGTGCTTTGCTCGACGGCATCAAAGACGCTATTGGGTAATGCACCGACCGAACCACCCACAATCACCACCACCTTGGGCAAATAACCCGCCAGCCGTTCCTGAGCCCTCAAGCGCTTTACTTGCGTTGGTGTCAGTGATCGCCTTGGTGTTATTCCGAAAACGCTAACTAAAATGCAAGAAGCCTCCATAATGACCGCCAAAGCTCTGTCCGCATTATTCGTGGGGGCTTTCCTTGCAGTTGCGGACAAGGTGGCACAAGCAACCCAGGTTAAAATTCCTGATCTTGCTCAATATGGGGCACTAGGTATTGTGTTGTTGCTTGCTTTTTATGCTATTAAAACACTCCACCAAGTCAATCTAGTTACCCAAGAAGGGTGGCGAAAGGATAAGGACAAGGCGGAGTCGGAGCGGCTCAAGGATCGCGACACCTTTTACGGAAAGCTCGAAATCCTATTCATCAAGAACGACGAGTCGCGTGACAGGCTGGGGAAGAAGTTTGACAATCTGTCTGACAGCATAAAAGAGTCATCTGACCGACAGAACGCTACAATCGAAGCCTTGGAGCGAGCTGTCAAAAACCAAACGCATCATTTATGAGCAAACAACGCGTTACCTTTGTTCACGGCTTTAACGTATCCGATAACGGATTTGGAACCATTGGCCGACTTGCCGCTAAATTCCGCGAAGATCCACGTTACGAGGTGATAGAATTTGAAACGGGAGAGCGCGGGTTTATGGACGTGCGACTTAATAATCCACGCTTATCTCAACAGCTCGCCAACATCATCCAGCCCGGTGACCTCCTTATTGGCCACAGTGACGGATGTAACCTGATTGATAAAGCTCTCCATGCCAAAGACTCATTTCACCCAGGTCGGGTAAACTGCGTTTATGTCAACCCCGCTCTCGACCGCGACACCGCACTTTCTAGTGTCGTCTCCAAATGCCTTGTTTTCCACACTCAAAGTGACAAAGTGGTTTTTCTTTCAAAATTTCGCCCGTTTATGGCCTGGGGGGAAATGGGAATGTCGGGGTATCGAGCAACAAGGCCTTCGCTTCACGACAAGCGTTACATGAACGTATCATACGAAAGCATTGGCCATCACGGCCTCGGCCATAGTGGAGTCTTCAAATCACCCATAGCCCTTAATGCTTGCTTCGAGGTTATTGAAGACGAGTTTCTTTCCATCCCTAAAGCCATTTTGATACAAGAACCATGAAACCGAACTCCAAACCGAAAGCCAGCCGCCAGCGAGTCGAAGTTGCTGCGTTGAAAGCATGGAAAGAAGCAGGACGACCAGCCGAGGAGTTCCCGGCGACTTACATCTTCGCCAGCCGCGCCTACTATCGAGACAGCATGGGAAAGCCGGGCGTCAACGATGTCGGGATCTACGACGACGCGATCTTCATCGTCACACCTGACCATTTCAGCGCTTGGAACGCCAACACGGATCCCAGCCGATACGGATGGAACGCTGGTGCCGGGAAGTTCATGGCTCGCCTCAAGGTGGGTGTGTGGAGCTTCCGCCGCCTGAAACACAAAATTAACTCGCCAAAAGGTTACATGGCTTTTGGACAAGGATCCAGCCCTGTCACCGTTGAGCGGATCAAACAAGACGGCACGATCGCAATTACTGAATCCGGACAATACGGCATTAACCTCCACCGGGGAGGCAACAGCGGGACATCTTCAGAAGGTTGCCAAACGATCCCGCCCGCACAATGGCCGGAGTTTGACAAAACCCTGGCTGAAATTATTGGCGGCCTGCGTATTCCCTATATCCTCACGGATGAACCAGTCGCATAGCGCAATTTAAGTCGGCCATTAAAAATGCGCTTGATCTCCGGCCGAGCTCATGCGTATCAATTTCACGCACCGTTAATCGTCGCATAGAGAAGCCTGGTCCATCTCGCCATCCTCATAAGGTGGAGATCGCTTGTTCAAATCAAGCTGCGGCAACCAATTTTTGAATTATGGAAAACAACGATTTTAAGCCATACCGAGCAGAATCCAGAAAAGAATATGGATCTCACGATCCAAGTCTCAATATCGGCCAAGTGCAACTCGGAGCGTTGCTTCGGATTGCTGACGGAATTGAATTTCTCGGTGATGTCCTGGCCGATAACAAGCGACTGAAGAAAGAGAACAAATCCATGCGGAAAGAAATCAAGCGGTTGCTGTCTCACGCTCGGAAATAGATTCCTCCATTTCTTCCTGGGTTGGCTCCCGAAATCGGTGCACCTGGAAAGCGGGCTCTATCCCGTGTTTGTTTGGCTTGTTCACAAGCTCTTCCAAGAGCACAGCACACGTTTCCCGGCATTTCCAGTCTTGGGCTGGCACAATGTCCCTCACGGTGTAGATGGCGCCCTTTACGGGCAATGCGTTGTAATAATCGTGGATCCCGGCCGGGAACACGTCATTCACGCACACAATTTTGGATTTTAGGTCAAACATGGCGTTAATCTTCCTCTTTGACAAATCTCCACCATCCTTTGCGAAACTCCAGGGATTCCCGGTGTTCGATCCGTCCCTTCCGGGCCAGCGCCTCCATGTAGGAAACTGCGGAAGTTTGAGACGACCAGCCAAAATGGCTTTGCAGCTCCCGGCCGGACGGCAATCGATCTTCGATCTGGTGGAAAGCGATCATATAATCGAACACCTTTTGCTGGCCTGGTGATAGGGATTTGCGTGTTTTCATACTGTATCGATTCCGTGGTCTTCGTTGGTGAGGTTGTCAAATGCCGAGTTGAGGATCTCGGCGACCTCCTCAAGTGAATAGTGGTAATGGTATGGATGCGGGCTCCAGCTTTCGATGTATCGGATGATATGAGAAAGCAGGTAAGTGGGCTCTTCTGGGGCAGGATCCGGCGGAGCGGTGTATCGGGTTAGATCTTCGTCGAGTGGCATTGCGTTATTTTCTGATGTTTTTTTGTTAAGATCCTCCATTTACATAATCGGCCTCGATGATCTCCGGGATCTTCGCGCAAAGAACGTCTTCAGATCGGCTTCCGTCATCACAAGTGAAAGCGCGATCGATAGGGAAATCATTGAGTCTGATTGCGGTGGTCGGTATGGATACATTGGTTTCTTCGTTGTTGTTCATATCTATGTTATTTACGTGATCTATGTGATCTATGTGATCTATGTGATCTATGTGATCTATGTGATCTATGTTATCTATGTGACAAGCCGCGCCATCGCACTCAGGACAAACCCCGGCCAGGTTCATGTTCTGGTCTTCGATGAATCCGGAGTAGCCGCATTTTATGCAAGGTATTTTTGGTTTTGCCTTCATGGATTTAAGTGTTTTGGCATTTCCAGATGTTTGCTCGATTTAATTCACCGTTCCAATTGTTGAGCAAGGTGGGGAGATCCTTCCGCCTAATGTCGTGCTCACCGATACTCGGTGACAAGTAATACTCTTCCATGAGCGCCACGTCCTGCTCTTCCGGGTTGATCTTTGACAATATTCCGGCGTCGGCCACAGACCAAAGGGTTGTTTCGCGTTGGTTGAAGAATTTACCGATCCGGCCCATCAGCTTGTTGTTGTAGTGAACTCGCTCGGATTTCTGCTTACGGAGCGGCCACCGTTCCCAGCCAGTTGGAAGAACCCGTCTTTGACCGCTACCATTCCCCCCTTTGGGGGGTAGGGGGGTATTATTCTTTTCTGTATCTGTATCTGTATCTGCTTCTGTTATGTGTGCATTTGATACATTGTCATTGACTGTCATTGACAGCGATAGGCATAAATTTTTCAATTCACCTTCAAATCTAAACCATTCGCGCTCAATCTGAAATGAGGCAAATTGCTTATGTCTTATTTCCTCGTTTTTCAGATTACCCTCTTCTACCCCAATTAACTCAAGTTGAGGGCAAGATGTTTTAAGTTCCAACACTCTCGCCCAAGGGTTTTTACTAAACCCTATCTTAATTCGGTCCCCGTCTTTTGCGTAATAGACAAAACCATTTTTAGGGTCTGCTTTTGCTTGTTTCTCAAGTTCACCAGTATTTTTATTTCTACCACGGTAATCGGCCTGCTTCCGGCGATTGTATTCCCGGCGCTCTTCAGCGGAAAGCAAAGCCCGGTATTTGCCATGATTCAAAAGCTCCCAGCCGCCTTCAATATCGCGAATCCTGCGGCCGTCGTGGTCCTGGGTTCGGCTATACCGGTCCGGGGATCTAAAACATTCAAGCGCTTGTTCGCATTGTTCCAGTGTAACTCCAGCGCGCTTGGCTAAGCCGGGAACGCTGGCCTCCACTTCACCACGCATATTGACCATTGCCAACATGGTAATCCATACCACTTTAGTTTCAACAGGCTCTTGCCAGATAGTTGAATCGAGAATCGAATTAAATAGTTTTGTAAATTGCATAGGTGGGTATTTACTAATGACCTCTTGAATCTGTCAAACTTTTCGTGTATAAATTTGCTGACTGTGTATATTTATGTATCACTGTGCGCTTCCGTGCATCTCCCTGCATCTAAACGACATCATTCTGCATTAAAACGGTTTCACCCCCAAGAGGTGCCAGTTGAGGATAGTTTTCTCGGCCGGGGTAAGATGTCGGCCGCCGTTTTCTATTTTGGAAATCGTGCTCGCATTGCCGCCGATCCAGGAGGCAACCTGGTTCTGCCGGATTCCAAGCCGCTTACGAATCGCCCGAAGGCTTTCGGCCGTGACTTCTTCTTCTTTGATCGCGTCGCTCATTGCGGTATCGGTAAAACTTTTTTTTCCAATTAGCAACTTTTTTCTTGATTGCCGGAAAAGACCAGGTATCTCTCGTGTCGTCTTAGCCCGAAACCGTATGCAAAGCCCTAGCCAACAGGATAGCAAAATGAAGCCAGCGAAATCGCAGGCTTTTGTTAATCCTCGGCGCTCTTCAGTGGGTATTATTGCGGCGCTTGCCCGGCGATTGGATAGCAACATGATGCGCTCTCAGAAAGTTTGGGCGGAACTTCGCCGGGACATTAACAACCAGGAACACCAGGATGCGCTTGTCCGTGTTCTACGCCGCTGCGAAAGACTTAAAATTGCTATGCATGATCACCTCCTTAGCCAAATCTCACCAAACCAATAATCCTATGCAAAACCATAATACTGTAACCAACCCGTTGACAAACCACTTATTGAAATCCAATGGCATTGATCTAACTCCAATCGATCCGGAAAATGATTTCCGAGGACTGAATCCAACTTACCTCAAGAAAGAGGGAGAAAAGGCGTATTTCGCCGCCGGGCTCCAAACCGTGCTGGCCGTGCACCTTTCCTGCTTTTCAATCGCCTGGCTGGCCTTTGATGGCCTTTACATCGATGGTGCCGTTTGTGGCTTCATTGCCTCATGCCTTTGGGCCAAGGTGATCACCAATGTCCGTTACGCCTTCAACTGCAACCTGGAGGCCGATACCGACGAATCCGAAGAGAACACCAAGAATAAGGAGCGCGAAGCGTCTTCTTCATCCGACTGTTTGCAATAATTTTTAATATCTCAATTTATCATTATGAATAACGACCAAACACACCAAATCGCGGCACCCGCCGCCCAGATCACCCAGATCCACACCGGAATGTCCATCTTTGACGATGGCACCTTTATCGGAATCATGCGCGTCGCGGAAGCGATGGCTGCTTCACCGCTCGTCCCTGAATCACTCCGCACGGAGAAAAAAGGAGGGAATGTAACTGCTCTATCACCCGAGCAAGTAAAAGCCAACTGCTTCCTTGTCACCGAGCAAGCCCAGCGTTGGGGGATTTCTCCTTTTGCTGCGATAGCTTGCGCGTCGAACATCTACGGACGTCTGATGTGGGAAGGCAAGCTCGTGGCTGGGGTATTGGAGGCCAAGCTCGGAGTGAGGCTCAATTACGAGTATTCAGGCCAAGGAGACGCCATGACCGTTACGGTTTCCGGTATTTTGCCAGGAGAAGACACTCCGCGCACCGTTGCAGGTAAAGTTTCCGACTGGAAGACTGATCAGTGGAAAAGCTCAGCCTATGAGCAACGATTGGCTTATCGTGGCGCGCGCGAATGGGCTCGCCGCCACGCACCATCGATCATGCTTGGAGTCGTCACTGAAGACGAAATGGAAGAACCGAAGATCCGGACGGCAAAAGGAACAGTGATTGGATCGGACAATTCCGGAGAAGAGATCGATCCGTTCACTCCGCCCGCCTCACCTGTAAAGCAGGAACCCGCCCCGGCCGAGCCCGAGCCACAACCGGAGGCCCCCGCTCAAGTAGAGCAAGCCCCGGCCGCCAAGAAAGAAGAGAAAGCCAAGCGCGAACAAAAAGAGCGCGTTGTGTGTGATGCAAAGTTTCGCACGATTACTCCGAAAGAAGGTAATGGCAAAAAGTTTTGGGTTGTTGGCGTCTTGATCAACGGCCAATACCGCGAGGTGACTACCTTTTCGAGCACGATCGCCGACAGCATGGAATGGATCGACGAAAACACCAACATCCGGATCACGGTTATCCCAGGACCTAAAGCCAACCAACTCGAATCCTTCGAAGTGATCAAACCAGAAGGCAACCTCATTTAATCCCACCCATCTTAATTTTATCCAAGAAACAAAACGTATGCCAGCTAAGAAAAAAACAGTAGTGACCGAGCCCGCGAGCCTAGAGCTTGCGATTCTGGTCAAAGGTGAAGTTATCAGCTCCAACTTCGAAACCGTTCGTGAAATGGCGGAGGCCATGATCGACCAGATCAGCTTTGATCTTAAAACCGATGAGGATTTTGAACAGGCCGACACCGACGCCAAGCGCCTCAAGAAGTTTGAGGAATCGCTGGAACAAGGGAAAAAAGACTATCTCGCACAAATGGATGAGGTAAACGCCTTGTTCGAGGGAGTGAATAAACTCGGCGAGCTTTCCCGGTCAACCCGCCTGGAGCTTGAGCGCCAAATCAAAGCCAAGAAGATTGCCGTTCGTGAGGGAATAGTCAAAGACGCCCTGGCCGCTCTCCGCGCCCAATCCCGCGAATTTACCGAGGCAATTCAGGAAGCAATGAAAGGCAAATCTTCTTTGGTGAAGATACAGGAAGCCGTTACGGCCGTAGTGAATAAAATCAATGCCCGGATCGAATCCAATCAATCATTGTTCAACTCCGCTCTGGAAAATTACGGGACAACAGTGGCCTACGGTGAGTCAGCTTTTATCGTTCTCCCGGTCGATTCCGCCAAGGTGGAGATCGAGCGCCGGATCGAGCGCCACCAGGCCGCGATCAAAGAGGCCGAGCTCAAAAAGGAAAACGAGCGCCTTCGTAAAGAAGAAGAAGAGCGCCAGAAAGCCGCCGCCCCCGCCCCGGTGCCGCAGCCAGACATCTACGAGAAGCAAAAGCCAGAACCAGTCAAAGAAGAGCTTTTTAGCGAGCCACCTTCAACACGATTGGAAGAAATCACCCAGGAACAAGAAGCCCATGCCTTTATTGTTCTTGCCAGAGAGCGATTTGCTCCACTTAAAGCAGCCCGCGAGAAATTCACCCACCCTGCCAACATTGCCGCTGGAGATCGTTTTGCGACTGCCCTTGGCGAAGCCTGGACAAAATTCAACGCGGAGGTAGCACAATGAGCCATATTTCCAATGCCCGTATGGTTGCGTTTCAAAATCAAATCGTAAAGCAAGTGCGCGAGCTTTTATTCGAGAGAGAAGAAGACATCCTTAAAGCCTGGCAAAAAAGCATCGAAGAGGCGCAAAACAACGACGACAAATTTCCGCCTCTTAAATTATCGATTGGTGCTACCGTCGATCTTGAGGCCGGGAAAATTGAAACTGCGTTGGCTTTTTCTACTCGCTACAAATCAACCATTTCCAGCAATCTGCCAGATCCAAATCAACCTGAAATTCCAGGCCTTGAGGAAGGAGGCGACGAATGATTATCCTAGATTGCCAACAAGGATCGACGGAATGGATCATGGAACGCTTGTGGAGACTCACGGCCAGTGAGGCCAAGAGCAATATCTCCGAAGCCACCGGAGCTCTTTCCAGCTCGAAGGCCGCGATCGGTGCCATCGATAAGCTGATTGCCGGGATCGAACTCGCCAAGGAAATGAAACGTCGTCAGGAAGAGCTATCCAACCTGGACGAGTGGGAGTTGAGAAAATTCATGTCTCACTACGTCGGTGAAGTTTTCAAAGGAAACCATCACACTGAGCGAGGCCACGACTTGGAGAATGAGGCTTTGGCTAAACTCTCAGAAAGAACCGGGATCTTCTTCGAAGACGTTGGAATGTGCGTGATCGGCGACGGATCCAGCCCTGGCTATGTCTCGTGCTCCCCGGACGGGATCGGCCGGAACAGCCAGAACGTGATTATCACCGGGGGAGAGCTCAAGAACGCGAACCTTGCCAAATACAACGGCATGGTGGCGGATCAAGAGATGCACCCGGATTACAAACTCCAGGTTCATTTCTCAATGGCCGTGTGCGAGCTCGAATCTTGGCACTTTGGCGCGAACTTTCCAGGTAAGGAGATTTTTCACAAAGAAGTGAAACGCGACGCCTACACCGACAACGTGGCAAAAAGCATCCAGGGATTTATCCGGATGTATGCCGATCGACTCACTCAACTCCAGGAAGGTTACGCCATCCTCAAATCACAGGCCAAGCGCCCCAACATCACCAAACCAACCTCAACCATCGAAAGCATCATTTAATATGTCCATATTCCAAAAATTAGCACGAACCAACAAAGAAGAATTTCAAAAGGCAAGACGCGGCCTGCAACAAGAGAACCGCAAATTCACCGAGAAATTTGAACTTGTTCACGAAAACCCGCTCAACGCTCACGAAGGATCAGCAAAACCATTTAAAGGATGGCGTAACCGTAATTTCTTAGCCGCAATCTATTTTGAAGGAAGCGAATCAGTGCGATTGACGGTTAATCGCACCGAACTTCAAAACGACGGAAATTGGAAAGGCGAAATCACCTGGGATGAACTTATGGAGGTAAAACGCGGGATCGGCATGGAAAATATCTGGATGGTTGAGATTTACCCACCAGATAGCGAAGTAGTCAATGTCGCCAACATGAGACACCTATGGATCACCGGGCAACCTGCTTTCGCTTGGACCAAAGCCAAGAAGGAAGCGGCCGCCCAGGAAAAGAAGCCCGGAGCCATCGCCAAGGTGATGGGCTTATTGAAAGGAGGCCGGAAGTGATTGACCCTTACCCATCAGAGATTGCTATGCGCGCGGCCAACCCTTGGATTTGCGTCCACCTTGTAACGATTGCCCAATTCATCGACGGGCAATACGTCGCCCGGATCTGCAACCAAATCTACGTCTGGAACGCATGAAACCACTACTCAAATTCATCGCCCTATTGCTTGTTTGCCCGCTCCTATTTCTTGGGATTGTCCTTGGCCTGTTCTGGCACTCCTTCCAAGCGGGGGTCGTGTACGCGGAAGGCCTGTTAATAGACATAACCACAAAAGCATGAAACTCACCTTCAGCATAATCGCCGCGTGTGTCCTTATCCCGGTCGTCGCCGTTGGAGTGTTCCACGCATACGCCCAACACGGAGACTACGACCATGAATGAATCAGAAATAGACCTAGATAATTTACCATTGGCAGAAGCCTTGAGATTCGCTGATGAAGGATCGACAACGGGAGGATTACTAACCCACGCTGCATTGAAAACACTCGCAGCAGGGTGTAGAGAACTCAACGCCGCCCGTGAAGAGATTACAATTCTAAAAAGCAAATACGCAGACCACCACGCAGAAGCCGAAAGACTCACATCTGAAATTAGATCAGTCACTGAGCAACAAAAAAAATGGCAAGCTGCGCCATGCTCAAAGCCGAATTCTGAATTGAAGCCGTGTCCCTTTTGCGGATCACCCGCAGAAATCAGGGACGACGGGGACGGGTGGACAATGGACGGCCCGCAGCCGTTTTGGGTGCAGTGCATTCACTGCCCCGGGATGATGAAAGACTTCTACACGGCCGATTGGGCCGCCTATCAGTGGAATCTTCGGCACAACGCTGGGGGTATGGCGCGGGAACTAGCCGCGCAGGACTCCGAATCACCAACCAACCAGAACGAACTATGAACACAGACACACCGAGAACAGATGCCTTAGTTGGTGGACGCGATGAAATTGACCGATGCTTACCAACCGTTGCATTACTCGCTCGCCAACTAGAACGCGAACTCAACGCCGCCCGTAGATTAGCTGAGAAATACCGCAACCTATCATGCGACAGCCAAGACGAAGCTGATGAAACATTATTGCCTTGGGAAACAACCAACCCGAACGAACTATGAAAGACACACCGACATTTATTGATAAAACAATAGATAATTACAACAACGAGTTGACCAAAGCTTGCTTACGCGAACAACTCTTGAAAGAAGATTGCCAAGATTTGGAACGCGAACTAACCGCAGCCCGTGCCGAGATTGAAGCAATTATGGAAACGCTAAAATCACCCATCGAGGTTGAGCTTGATATGATTCGAGGTAAGATCGCAATTCCAGACCGTGCGGAGTTGGATTGCATAGCTCAAATCAAAGCAATCACCGATCAGCGCGATGGATTGCGATCATGCATTGATTATGTAAGCGACCAGTTACACAAAGTCACCGAGCAGCGGGACAGGCTGGCGGTGGCTTTGCAAAAACTAGCTGATTGTGATTGGATTATAACACCCCATGACAGGATGGATGCTGTAAGGACTATCGCCCGCGAAGCCCTCCAATCCCTAACCACGAACCCACCAACCAGCGAGAAGATATGAAGTATCATAAGGACGACGACGGCAGACCAACAAGAGCAGGGGATGAAATCTATTTCTCTTTTGGAATCCCACCATTACGAGTCGAATCAAAAATCATCGAACGTGATGGTAAGCTGTTTGCATTAACGCCAGATTGTTCACCTAAAGAATGCCGCCTTGATAAACTACGCTCCTATGTAGGTTTGTGGTATCGAAAACTTTAACAACCAACCGAAAGAACTATGAACACAGACACACCGAGAACAGATGATTCAGAAACCAGAGTAAGAAAAAATGGAATTTCTTCACTCATCGAATACTGCTATGCGAACGACATGGCTAAACTAGAACGCGAACTAACCGCAGTCACCGAGCAGCGCGACAGGCTGGCGGTGGCTCTACGGAACTGTCTGCCGTTCATTACTGGCGACGGTTGCGGAGAATACAGCGATGCTATCGAAGCCCTACAATCCCTAACCACGAACGAACTAACCAGCGAGAAGATATGATAGCGCCTACCCCAATAAAACTTACTGGTAAAGAATTTGAAGAATTTATCCTGGACGCTGCCGATAGAGCAGAGAAAGCCGGGATCTTTTGCATGGATCGCTATGGAGTAGAGGTTTCTAATTTTGGAGGGGAGATCCGAGCCGTGCCAAGCAAGCCAGATTTTGAAGGCACCAGGGCCGACGGCCGCCACTACATCATCGAGGCCAAAGTTGACTCCAAGGCAACATTTGAGATGGAGCCTAAAAAGATCAAGCCTCGCCAAATCAAACACCTTCTCAAGCGATCCAGGTTTGGATCTAAATGTTTTCTTCTTCTTCACTGGAATGAGCGAATCCTTAAAAAATCACACGACCAGGCTTTTACCGTGGCTATCCCGGTCAATGACGACGAACCACGCTGGCAAAAGTTTCTCGACGCCTACGCGGAATCCAAGCGCACCAAACAACCAATGGCGATCCAAGATCGTATCAGTCGCCCCGAATCCGAAGTGATGGGCAGGGTGATCGACTGGATAATCCCCGAAGGATGCCGGAAAGCGACCCCAAATCTCATTCCGATTATTTGGCCAGAACTTCACCAAATCAAACTCACTGCCGAGATCGAGCAGCAGACCGAACTTTTCAAGAACCAATAATCTCAAACCAATACAATACAATGATGGACATTAACAACCTGACAATTACCGGGCACCTCACAGCAGATCCGGAACTACGACACACTCCAAAAGGCTTTGCTTGCTGCAACTTGCGCATCGCAATCAATCGATCTCATAAAAGCTCAGAAGGGGCGCTAAAGGAAGAAACCATATTCATCGATGTTGTTGCATGGAAAGAGATGGGTGAACTCTGTCATAAACATCTTGTCAAAGGCAAACGAGTTGGAGTTACAGGCCGACTGGTGGAAGACGTATGGACCGACAAGCAATCAGGCCAACCACGATCGAAATTCAAAGTAAACGCAACCGAAGTCATTTTCCTTTCCCCTCTCGAATAGATCGACCATCAACTAATTTGCATATCTAAAGCTCTAATAACGATGAACGATCTAAATTTACACTCTCAACTCCCTATTGCTGACGATGTGACGCGTGAGCTCCCCTACGCGCTCCAGCCGGAAAAATCCGTGCTTAGTTACATCCTGCAAGACCCGCAGGAGTTTCTTACAAGAGCCATTGAAGAAGGAATCACTGAGTCTCATTTTTACCTACCCCAGCATCAAACGCTTTATTCGTTTGTTCTCGATATTTTCCAAGAAAATGAAGAGATTGAAATGATCGGTTTAGTGCAAAGGTTGTTGGATGCGGGAAAACTAGAGAAATGCGGTGGCGCTGGCTACATTGTTGAAATCAACAGTTATTCTTTTGTTGGTGGCCACTTTGACAATCACCTCCATCACATCAAAAACAAATATATCCTGCGATCCCTGATACGAGCAAGCAACAATACTGTCGCGGCCGTGTATGAAGAACCGGAAGACCCTAGCATAATTCTGGACGAAGCTGAGCGCCAGATCCTTTCAATCCGGGAATCAAGCTCGAAAGAGGAAGACATAAGCAACAAGGCAATTCTCCGCGAGATCACGAAGGAGATGATAGAACGCGCCCAAGGAAATAGGCCAGCAGCCACCGGGGTCCTTACTCAATTCGAAGACTTGGACCGAATGACCGGAGGATTTAAGCCTGGCGAGCTCATCATCATCGCCGCCCGGCCTTCGATGGGGAAAACCAGCTTGCTGATGAACATTATCGAGAACATGGTAATCGGCCAGGACCTCCCCTCTCTTGTGTTCTCGGCCGAGATGCCCAAAAAGCAAATCCTGGAGCGCCTCACCTATGGACTGGCCGGGTTTTCCGCTTCTATCTTTCTCCGGGGGGAGAAGCTCACTGAAGAGCAAGGAAAGAAGTTTAAGTCGGCCACGATCAAGATTGCCAACGCTCCGCTATTTATCGACGACAAGGCGAGCCCGACAATCAATGAGATCCGCGCCAAGGCTCGCAGGATGCACCGGAAACACGGGATCAAGGTAATTGGCTTGGATTACCTCCAACTCTGCAAATCCACCTCAAAACAGGCAATGGGATCACGAGAGCGCGAGATCTCCGACATTTCCAGCGGGCTCAAGGCGCTGGCCAAGGAATTGAACATTCCGATCATTGTTTTGGCACAACTCAACCGAGACGCCGAGAAACGCACCGGGAAATCCAAAGGCCGCCCACAAATGAGCGATCTTCGAGAATCTGGTGCCATCGAGCAAGATGCCGACGTAATTGGTATGCTCACTCGCCCGGCCTATTACGCGGCCACAGACGCCGAGAAAGAATCCCTGGCGGGCAAAGCTGAGCTAATCATAGCCAAAAACCGCAACGGAGGAACCGGATCCGTCAACATGACTTTTATTGAGAATTTGATGAAATTCAAAAGCGGAGCCCCGATCATTACAACCATCATTCCCAACCCGGTGCCAGCCCCGGTGGACAACCGTTTTAATAGAATCCGGTGAAAAAAGAAGCTATTAGCATCACTTACATCCGACGCGGCCGGAAAAAAAGATCAAAAGGTGTCGTCGCGTCCATTGATCCATCCACCGGGCTCATCAAGGTAAAGCCCGATCG